TATCTCTTGGCAAGACGAACAATACCAGATAGCGTTTCGTCGGTGTAGCCTTGTCTCCAAGCTTTGATGTCCCTAACGAAAATGTATCCATTAGCTTGAGAAAGGATGACGGCACAAGTTTCATCAGCTCCTCGTCCCGAAGTATCGAGCGATAGAATTGTCTCAGTGTACGGTATTGCTGCCGTGTCAATGTGCATGGGTGAGTAGAAGCGGTCATTAGGTAACCCCACAGCAACCAGTTCCTTAAGCATGTAGCGAGGATCGGCACTCCAAACATACCTTTCAGCACATTCTTCTCCTAAAGGTGTAACTATTAAATCTTGGAATTTAAGTGGATATTGTTCAGCATCAGAGAGGCTAGTATCTAGCTGAAACTGAAGCATGAAGTTAGATCTACCCATAGATACTTCACGTTCAGCGAGGTCTATATCTGTAAACCTTGTATCTGTTGGTTGACCTGATTTAGCTCCGTTCTTCAACTCTTCTACAAGCTGAGGAGCGAGCAATCCTTCGTAGTTTTGGGGGTTACTAGGATACCTAGCCGTCCAAACAAAGGGCTTGTAGCCCCTCTCAGAGAGCTTTCTATAGACAGTAAAGGTACTTTGAGGCGTTCCTAAGAACAAAATGCGAGAATCGTCCTTTGGTGTGATAATCGCCTCAGCCTCAGTAATTAGCTGTAATAGTTTCTCTCTCTGGACATCAGTTGCAGAGTTATTAACTACCTCTACGTCATCAAAACAAAGTATGTCAGCTCTTCCCCCCGTTAGCTGTGAGCCTATCCCCTTCGAGGATACACTTGGCTGTTGATGGGGCTTTGCATTGCCTACGTCGAAGCTGATCCTCGACCATCTCTGATCGTCGGATCTCGGACGCATGTGACTTATCCATGAAATATCTAAGATTAGTTTTTGACAAAATATAGAAAAGTTATCAGCTCTCTCTTTACTAGCTGAGATAACCATAATCTTTTTATCTGGATCTTTATATAGAACCCAAAGTACATAAGCAGCAGTGATCCAGCTCTTGCCAACTCCACGAAAAGCCTGTATCTGAATACGTTTTCCGCCATGTTGTAAGTAATCAGCTATAGCAAACTGCGCTCTGGTTGGTGTTGGTAGGTTTAGTTCCCTCCAAATCAGTGTTAAAAACACCTTAAAGTCAGATCTTATAGTCTGATCTACTAAATATTCTTTATTTCTCATGTTGACATGTGGAAATGATATGCTATAATGTCAGTGACGGACTACACGTTCGTCGAGTACACTAAACACAATGTATTAATTATGGCTACTTTAGCTTTTCCTAAATCCTCTCATCAATCAGGTTTAAGATTGATGCTTCGCAACCCACATCCTAAAAAGGAAAGACATGGCGATTGCGGTACAAGAGCTATCTGTTTAGCATTAGGGCTTGACTACAAAACAGTCTGGCAGTTTGCTACTAACAGAAAGCAAAGGAACAATCCATACTCTCAAGCTACAGCCACATGGGGCTTAAGCAAGACGGATCTTATGGATACCCTTAGTGATCTTGGTATTGATAATAGCTTCACATGCTTAAAAACATTTGATTTTAAGTTTAACAAAGACAATGTACCATCACACTGCATAGCATTGTTACCTAGACATTGGGTTGCCGTTAGAGATGGCGCAGTCTGGGACAGCTACGATAGCCGTGGCACAAGACCTAGAAAACTCAAAGGTTATGTGATGTTTAGTAAAGATGACCTCGAAAGACTTAATCTTCTCGGTGTTTAATCTCCATATCAAACAAGCCGTCCACCTCGGACGGTTTTTTTGTGACTATTGTTTTTGGTACTTCATCTAAATCTTTTTTGTAGTTAGCTATAGCTTCATCTACATTTAACTTAGTTTTAGTTTCAAGGTACTTGTCCTCGAAGTCGAACAGGTAAGCCATTAAGACCCAAGCGATAGGTGCTGGGAAGATCGAGTTAATGATCTTACCCAGCTTTTTAAATGTCGATGTCTTAAAAACTACCTTATATTCATCTCTTTTTTTTTGCACACTTCTTACATTTACAACCTTTCTTATGTGGCATTACTTTTTCTTCTTAAGTATTTTGTTCTGGACTGATTTAGGTAGCTTAGATAAACCTTTGTTTATTGGCTTCTTAGCTTTCTTTACGGGCTTACCGTATCCTTTTCCCATTGGCATAGTTAACACTTCCATCTTCTAAGGGCAAGAGCCTTGCGAGTAGGCTTGCCGTTTGGTTTTTTCATTGCTCCCTTTACGCCTTTCATCCTCGCGCAGAAAGACTTTTTTCTTTTACCACCTTGGGGCTGAGGTGCTTTTAGTTTTGAGCCTGTAGCTCTGTTGTACTTAGCTCTACCTTTAGCGGTTAAGCCGCCTTTTTTAGACTTCTCTCCTCGACCTATAGATAGGCTGACGGATTTAGCCATTAGCTACTAGCACCACCTGTAGATGATGCACCTGTAACTCTGTTACGAGCTACGCAAGCATCGAGGATTAGTAAAACATCCTTGACTGTGCTTGATGTTGTAATAGCTGCTAAAGCTGTATCTGCTGTGCCGTCGATAGGTATAGAACCATAGCCACGACTTGTTATTGTTGCTGCTCTTGCCATTTTATGTTTTTAATAATAAAAATTGTTCAACGGGTAATGACCCTTTTGCTTGGTTGCACGTTCTACATGCGGTTACACAATTATGTGAGTTAGTTTCACCACCTCTACAAAGTGGTCTAACATGATCTATTGTTAGTTCTTCACTCGAACCGCAATATACGCATTTGTATTTATCTCGGAGTTTGATTTGTGACCTCCATATTCTTTTTGCATCAGAACTGCGAAAAGTAATAAGGTTTGCCATAAGATCTCCAGATTCAAACATAAGTTCATTTACTTCTTAGTTGATTTACCGTTCTTTCCATTTCTTGCTCGATTAGTTCTTTTACTTTCAAGAACCATCTTGCCTGATTTTGTATGACTTAGATCCTTACCTCCTTTACCAGCTATTCCACGACGGCGACGCTCCGACCATCTTTTAGAATCCTCTTTCTTTAGCCTGTCTTTTTTTGCACCGCTAGCTAAAGAACCTTTTTCTTTCTTACGGTAGGTACGATCATAAGCTTTCTTTTTTTCTGCTGACGCTTTGTTCTTTTTGTAAAAGCGTGATGATGAAGAAGTCATTTCATATGCTTTTTTACATCGTCGAAATCAAGTTCAGGTATTAGTCCAGCTAATCCAGCTAAAGGACTCGATTCGGATGCTACTCCAGTTACATCATTTGCTTTAAGCCAATCACAGGCTGCTTTCAAATCTGCTGTTGTAGCTTCACCTGATTTAATACGACCTATTAATTCTTGTGTAAGAAGGTTATGTAGATTCTCAAAATCACCTTCATTAGCTCTATTTGCCATTATCCTTATTGATTGCTTCTAGTAATTGCAGATTGTGGTAAAGAGGTATCAAAGGTAGTAACATTACAAAATTTATAAGAATTCCTATAAATACTCCCTTCAGGATCGCCTGAGAGGGGCTTGTAAAATTGTCCATGTGTGTTTGTACCTTCGATTATTCGATTTCTAAGCCTTTCTTAACTATTGCTAACGCTTGGTCATCTAGCTTGTTATCGCTTTGCTGTACTAACTTTTCGAGTAGATCTACTACGAATAGTTTAAATTTTTCACTTTTTAAAAAAGTTAAAACGATTGGTTTTAATAGTGCTAACATTTTCTTGCTTTATTAATGATTGAATTGGAACGACATCACTGCACATGTGAGCCACTCTTGAGTTTGGTATGAAGGTAAATCCCTTCTGCATTATTTCTGTACATTTGAGCGCACGAACCAGCTCGTAATCGAGGCGCATCTTCTCTTCATGGCGTTTTGCTATTTCTAAACATTGTTCATATCCACGTTTTGATAATGGAATACTAAAGTTTAGTTGAAAACCCCAGTTCTGATTAATGTTATAACCCTCTTCAACTTCTGGTTTTGTATCGTTACCCATATAAAACGGGCTAAATGTCAAAGTACTGCCATTGCACGAAACCCCTGACGAGTACTGTTGTCTCGAAGAAGCTCCATTATTTTGAAATTGGACTGCTTGATTAGTCACATTTCCCGTCGCGGCAGCAACGGGGTTTGATTTATTTACAGTGTCGCCTTCCGCGAAAACAGGATTACCTATTGCGAGAAGACAGACAAGGAGTTTGTAGTAGAGTTTATTGTGTAATTTCTCGTGTAATCTCTTTGCTCTACCAGACCAGCCGATCTTGTTGTTATCTCTAGAGAGAAAGGATTGGCTGCGTTTGTTACCGAGAAGGTTGTACCAGTTCCAGCTATATCGGCTGAAGGGGTTACATTTGTTCCAGACCAAGTATTTATTGAAGATCCAAACACTTGAACCTGTTCTGTCTCCACTATTGTCTGAGTAGTCGTGGTTGTGGAATTTAGTGACCCGTGTGTAAATTGAGGGGTCACGGTATTTGCTCTTGCGACTGTGGGTGACAACAGAGCTAAGAGGATTATCCATTTTTTCATTGTTTTTTATATCCGTTACCGTTACCGTTTGTACTACCATTAAGTCTTCCACCACCTATCCCTTTCAACCCCAAAGAGGCTGCGGATGTACTAAAAATTGAAGCTATAAACGTGCTATCAAAATCTAATATTTTTTTGTCGTGTATTTTTATGTAGTTACAAGATAAGAGAACCATACTCCACAAAAGAATAAAAATTTTTATTGAGTCGTGCAGCCATTCCCTTTTGTCATCTTCTTCCATGCCGTTTTCAATATTGGTTTAAGTGCAGTTACAGCCCACTTAAATGCGGCTGTTGCGGTCAATGTTGCGGCTACTGACACTACAGCCGTAGATGTGGCTGTTATTAGTATCTCGTTTTCTGGTAAAGGCACTTTGAAATTTAATATAGGAATATCTACCTTTCTTATGCCCGTGTCTGCTGTATCATGGTTTTCGCCTTCGACTCCATCAGGAGGTCGTAAATTATTTGGAGGTACGACCATGATTGGATAAGACGGAACATCTGCTGTTGGTAAAGGTATTTCTACAGTTTCAATTTGCTGAATCGGTGGAATTACTATCGTTGGTATTTCCATCTTCTCGATCTTGTATAACAGCTTGAATGCCTATTATTTGTTCTTTACAGTTCTGCTGAACTTGAATTGCCTCGTTATATTGTTTAACTAGCTGTTGTAAAGTTTCTTTTAATTTCTCTGTGGATGGTTTTGTCATAATTAAGGTGTAGGGTTTTCTTCAAGTTGTTTTTTCCAAGCCTCTTTTACCTCATCCGTCCAGACTGCATTACATATAGCACTAACCTCTGCTGGTTCATTGCTTATGTCTGAGTCTGGATGTAGTACATATCTTTCAAAAGATCTTGTTAGTTCTTTGCCATCTTTTTTAATGACTGTTGCTTTACGGACTTGCACCGCTTTATATTGACCGACAACTTCTATCTTGTCGTATTCTATTGATTCGGCTAATGCCATTAGGATATATCTCCGATATAAACAGTTTTAGGTACATCAGTTTATAGACATAATTTAGGTCTAAGCATTTGTTCTATAAGTTAATGAAAATGTTATAGCCAGATTAGTTTGACTACTTACAGGAACATTATTTGAATCTGCAGAGTAATCACCTCTAGAATCTATTGTGTAGAGATAAAGTGTTGTACTACCTGATACCCAAGAGATTGATGCAGTTAAGTCACTTCCTACTTTATCTTGAGATCTCCAATGACCGACAACGCTTGTACCAGAAGTTTCTGGAGTAAATGGTAAAGTTGAACCACTTTGAAATACAAAGAAGCCAGTGTCATCACTACCGCAACCATCAGTTCTAATTCTTCCTGATATATGAACTAATCTTCCAACCTTTACATATTTAACATTTGATCCATTAGTAGATCCTAATGAAGGAGTACCGCTTTTAGCTAATACCCAAGTTAGATTTCCCTCTTCATAGTCGTTAAGTGCGTTGGCTCCAGCAGTGTCTCCGTTAAATTTTAAACCTTCATTATCTATCTCTGCATGAGTAGTATTACCATCGGCTGATTGAACAAAAAAACCATGATCTGTA